GGGACGTTTCCACTTGTAAAAGTAACCTCGTCTTTCGTGGCATTTACCGTGTAATGCGTGGTAACGGTTTTTTCCACACCATCAACTAATACCTTGTCCACCGACAGATTAGATTTCTCGGCCAGTTTATAAACCGTTGATGTATTATCACCGTTAAACAACTGTCTGCGTTTGCCTGTCAACATATTAATCGGTTCAAGTTTCGTTCCGTTGGTTCCGTCAGGTTTTGTGCCAACCATAACTTTAGGGATATAGCCTTCAACGGTTTCTAATGACAAGTATTCACGAATAGTATTGATTGTGATATATCCAGCCCCGTTGTTTGTGCCTTTGCTGTTTTCGTACAACAATATCCCATCTGGTTTCACATATGATGAACCACCCGCACCGGAACCGTACCAATAATAAGATTCTGTCTTAGTGCTTGCATAGCCACCTCCGCCACCACCTGCGTAGCCACAACCGCCCCTTGGGTAACTGCTACTACTCGGTACGCCACCTGTCGATATGGGGTAATCGGCACCATTGCCTGGAGGGTTTGAGTTGTATGGAGAAGTGGGGCTTGCCGTCATTCCCGCCCCGCCGACAGGACCGCTTGCTCCCCTTGCCGGAGTACCCATAGCGTACAATTTACCATCGTCTGCGTTTGTACCCCCACCGTCACCACCGTTATTTCTTGGGTTCAAGATCCCGGTAGATGTAGACATACCATACAGACTTGCATCACCACCACCACCGACAGCAGCGTAAAGTACATCATTTACATAAACATGAAACGATGTTCTGTATATTTCTGAACCGTTGGTTATTTTCTCAATCCGTACAGTTGATTCAGAATCCAAGTCTAAGCGGAAGTTGATTGTCCCACCCTTACCACCGTACCCTGTGTAATCTGTGCCACCCTTTACCCATACTTCATCTTTACCCTTTCCACCACCAAGTTTGAATCGGTAACTTCCTTTCGGAAGGGTTAGCGTTTTAGGGTAAGTCCCTGTATATTCCTCACTGTTAAAATTGACCTCATTTTCGTCAACCAATTCTATCCCCGTGAATTTCTTATATTCTGTTCCATTCTGGATATAAATTGCGTCTCCGAATTGAAACATATTTGTTTCAGCATCGGTCAGGCTTCCAATATCAATTTTGGTTTTCTGGTCGATTACATAAGCCTTGCCACCTGTTACAACAATGTGAAAGTAACGGTTGTTCAATTTCCCGTACCATTGTCCCCGTATCGGTGTTTCAAAGACTGTGTCGAGTAAAGAAGTGTACCCACTCCGCTTGCGTAGCTTGTAACTTGGCAACATCTGAAAGTTTTGTAGCTGTGAAAACGCACCGACGGGGATATTGGTATCTCCGGCATCGTCATACCACAAGCCTAAAAACTTCTTGATGTCGAGATTCAGATTTTTTGCCATACTCATACACCCCCGTAAACATCAACAATCTTCACCATCCCGACGGGTTTATTCGCTAACGCAACGGATTTCTGCTCGTCATACTTCTGCTTGAATATCTTCTGTAAAAAGTCGTTCTGCTCCACATTGATAAAGGCTTCAGCTAACCCGTAAGCCATGAGGTTTGCGGTGATATCGTCTATTGTCAGTTCCGCGTCCAAATCCGTAACAGGGGCAGGGACAGGCACATAAATAATGCGAAGTGTGCCGACAAAGGAAGAATCGTAATAAAAGTCTATCGTGTTTCCGTTCTGTTCTGCTTTCCAAACAGGGTCTTTGTAGTAGCGGTAATTGGATTCTG